GTTCGTGCCCGCGGCGGCTTGCGTGTCAGCCATGGTGGCTTTCTCCTTGGGAACCGCAGGTGCGGCGGGGGTTGAAACTTTGGGAATTGCGCGCTCGACGGCCTCTTTGACGACCGCCTCGATAGCCGTGAGGTCGGCGCGCGTGTCGATGGAGATTTCGTTCTTCGTCTCGACTGATCGCGTCACGCGAACCGGCTTGGCATCGGTGTCCGCATCGCGGCCAACGCCAACGCTCGGGTCGGCCGGGACGGTGGCAAAGCTCACTTCCAACACGCCCCAGTCAGTGGCGGTGAAGCGGTTGGCCTTCGTGTCCTCGGTGACTTCGTAGAGCTCGTAGCCGATGGAGACATTGCGCATGCCGCCTTCGACCATCGCGGCCACATCGCGGGCGCGGTCGGTGTCGAAGAAGTGCGCATCGACCCACAGGCGGCCGTCTTTGACGCTGGCTCCGTCAACCATGCCGACCGGATCGCTCCAGTTGTGGTTGAACAGCAGCGGCGCAGCGCCACCATTAAGCCGGTCCATGCGGATGGACTTGTCGTCGTGGCGCAGCACCTCTTCGCCAAACCAGCGCTGCACAGGCATTTCGCTGCTGGCCGGGAACGACAGGCGCATCGGCTTGTCGGCCTCGCGCGTGATCGTCACTTCGGCGCCGAACAGGTCGCGCGCCAGCCGGCCAACTTTGATTTCGTCACTCATCTGCTAGTCCCTCACGAGCGCGACAACGCGCTTGGCGATTCGCTTCGCCTGCTCGTCGTCGTTGGTCTTGGTGGCGCCGGGGTTAGCGGCTTCTGCTTCGCGATCTGCGGCCACATCGGTATCCACCGCGATGCCGTTCGCTTCCAGCATCTCGATCTCGCGCTTGCGAGTTGCGATCACGTCTTCGATGTCGCGGCCGTCTGCGGTCTGAGCGATGACATCGGTCAGCGTGGTCAAGCCGGCCTTGATTGCTTCCTTGTAGGCTTCGACTTCCTTGGTGGGATCGATCCAAGACCAGCCGCGCGGCTTGAACAGCACCGCCTCGAACTTCGAGGCGTTCAGCACGTACTGATCGATGTCGATCGCAACGGTGCGCGAGTAAACGGCCTGACGCAGCCACACCTTGTGCAGCGGCTTGCGGAATGCGCGGATCCACCACTGCTGCAGCATCCGCCACAGGTCGCGGTCATCCAGCAGCGCAAGACGCGAACTGCTGTAGTTGCTCTGGCTGTAGTCGCGAGAAAGGCTCTCGTAGCTAACCCCGCAGCCGGCCGCGACTTCACGCAGCATGTAGCGCATGAACGGGTCGAGTGCGACGTTGGGCCGATTCGGGTTGTGGAAGTTGAGCGTCTCGCCGGGGTTCAGCTGCTGGATCAACCCAGGCTGGATGTCCATCACCTGGGTGCCGTCGTCTTCCTCGTCGGTAGCGAAGTCAGCGTCCTTCGTCTCGATGGTCCCGAACAGGTAGGACGACATGCGCGCGGCCTGCACCTCGGCGCCGCTGTACTGATCCATGTCGTTCAGCTTGCGAGCGGAGGTGTGCAGCCACGGCTCGCCGCGGGTCTGGGGCCAGCGGTCAACAAGGCGCAGATGCAGGATGTGCTCTGCCGGCACGCGCTCGTAGCGATCCGTCGCCGGGCCGCCGCCGCGGTTAATGTCACCCGGGTGGCGCTCGCGGATCCAGTAGGCGATTGCGCGGCCGAATGTGTCGCGCTCAATGCCCATGCGAACCTCGGCGCCACCAGGAGCACCCGGCATCGCGATGTCAAGCGGCACGCGCTCGGCCTCGATCAACTCCAGCGCCAGCGGAATCCGGCTCTCGCCAAACGAGGAGTAGTGCTTGCGGACAAACACCTCACCCGCCTCGAACACCTGCGCCATCGCGGCGCGCTCGAAGTCGTTGAAGTGCAGAGCCCCGCCCGTGTGGCAGTTCTCGGCGCACATCCACTCGCACCACGCCTCTTCAATCGAGGCGTTGACGCTCTCCGCGAGAGCCTTGCGCGTGGTCATGACTTGGGCCTGCATGCCCACGCCAGAGCCGATCACGTTGTTGACGACGATCGTTCTGGCGCGCTTTGCATAGGCGCTGTCGCGCACCATCTGCCGCGAAGCAGAGCGCAAGCGGGTCAGGCTGGATGAGAGTTCGGCATCGGCACTGCTGTCGCCGCCGACTCCGTATCCACCGGTCAGGCGCGACCCACGAGCGGCGGCGTACATGCGCGAGGAGCCCCGCTTCGGCTCAGAGCCGAACAGGGCCGCCATGACGCGACGCAGCCGAGAGGGGCGTTTGTCAGCCATTGGCGACCCTCAGGTACACCTGACGCTTTGTCTTCAGGCCAACCGCGGCACGCGCGCAGTTCTCCTCGCGCGCAACCTCGATTTCCCAGTAGCTGATGACGCCGAGGATGTCCGCCTTCTGCGCGAACTCCATCTGCCGGTCGCCGATGCGATAGCTGCGCGTGGTCGGCGTCCATGCGGCCAGAGCCGCCTTTGCCTGATCCAGCGCGATGCGCGCTTGGCTGCGCGTATCCAGCGATGTCGCGGTGCGCGGGTCAGGCAGCAGCGTGACGACGCCGCTCGCAAGGTCGTACTTCTCGCTTCCGAGTTGGACCCACGAGGCCCAGCTATAGACGCCAGAAGTCCAGCCAGCGGTCGTCGATGCGGCTACCTGGATGCGATGCAGGGTCGCGTCGTCCGCGTCCTGCGTGCCAGTCAGCGTGATGGACGAAGGCCCCGCTGAACGCGGAACGAGCACGTACTTCAACACCCACCCGTCGGCCGGAAGGTAATCCGGCACCAGGGTGGTGAAGTTCAGCGTTCCGCCGAGGACGAGGCTTTCGAGGTCCATCGCGCCGCATCGTCGCGATGCAGCGCTGACAAATTAAGGGTGGAACCTGTCAGTCAATTAGATGCGAGAGCGGCCAATGCGAACGGTCGGCGTGCGCAGCGTGTTGCGCCCGATTCGGCGCCGCGAGTTCGTCGTAAACACGCTCGTCTCAGCCTCCGCCGACTCCACGCCAGCGGCGATGGCAAACGTGCTCATGCCGTTGATGCCGAAGGCGCAGGATTCGCCGACAAGGGCCGTGCTACCCACACCGGCCGCGGCAGCGATTTCCCCGCCGGCAATGGCCGCGGTAGCAATGGCGATGGTCGCTAGTGCAGTCATGGTCAGTCCATCCGTCCAGGCACGCAAAATGCCCCGCGTCTCTCACAACGATGCAACGCGAGGAGAGTCCCATGGGCATACGTGCTATCTGTGCCGCTGCGCTTTTTTGCGCGCTTCCAGTTTTTGCGGCAAATCCTCCCGCTACCGCTTCCGTCGGCCCGGTTCGACTCACCATCGTCGATACGGATCAGACCGACGGGATCACGGCCGGAGTCACCCTCACCGGACAGGGCGGGTTCCACGGCAACCTGTCGTGGGTGGCCGATTCGAACGGCGGCGGGTTCTGGTCCTCTGAACAGGTCGGCTTCTTCGGCCCCGGCACCTCGGGGGAGTGGCTCAGTTTCTTCACCTGGGGCGAATCGCTGTCGGCGACCACGCACAGAACGTCGAACGGAACGCCGTACTCTCAGTCTTCGATTCAGGATTCGTGGCTTGCCGTTGTCGCCCCGCACACCCGCGTAACCTTCGAGTTCGACGCCACTGCGGTCGGCGGCGTCGCCGAGATAAGCGCCTGGCTCACCGTTGGAGCCGAGACCTTCTCCAACCTGGTCACCGGCTCGGGACTGCTGGCGTTTGACTTCGAGACCGGCTCCGATGAGGTGACGGGCATTCTCACTCGCAAGGCGCAATCTCTGGTGGATATCCGAGCCGTTGGGAGCGCCCCCGAGCCAGGAACCTACGCCCTCCTGATCGCCGGCCTGCTGCTTCTGGCACACCGCGCTCGTCGCCGCAATCTCCGCCTTGAAGGCGAGTAGCGCGCTGTCGCGGCGATGGTCGACCGCCGCGAGGAACGGGACCAGCGCGGCGAGCAGCACGAGCGCTAGCTCAATACAGCGTCTCATTGGGGGTAAGCCCGAGAAGGTGGGCGTGGCAGTTCAGCGAGGCATGCAGACAGCCCTGCACCATCTGCGTCAGCACGGAGGAGTTCCAGCCGTTCCACCAGTCGCCGTGGGCGCTCAGGCCACCTGCAGCGTAGCCGAGCGCGTAGGTATCGGAGGCTAGGCGCCAGTTCTCGGGTCTGGCGCTGGCGCTGACCTTGTAGCGGATGTTGTAGCTAATCTGCGGGATCATCACCGGGTGCGTACCGGGGCAGCCCGTCGATGGGTTCTCGTAGGCCATGTGACTCTGGTGATTCACCGAATCGAGGTTCACGCCATCCCAGCACTGCGGGAAGAACACGATCAGCTGCACGTCTGATCCGTTGGCGCAGCCGGCGCCCGGGATCGTGGCCGAGAAGTTCTGTCCGAGCGGGCATTCCCAGCGGTAGGTGTTGCCCAGCGTCGTCGATGTGTTCGCCGGGTTGCCTGCAATGATGCGCAAGTCGGCAGGCGGCACCGTCACCGCAGTCAGGTTGGCCTTGCGGTAAGCTGACTCATTCTTGTAGTAGACGATGTTTGCGTAGGGGATGACCGGGAAGCCCGTCGTCGTGTCGACGACCGCCGGCACCCAGTACGCACTGCGGTTCGCGATACCACCAACGCAACTACTGCGCCCGACCGTCGCAAGTTGCGTGGTCGGCGCAGTCAACTCGGAGATGTCTGAGTTTCCGAAGAAGTTGTGTAGGTGGCTCTTCTTCGGGTAGCCGACGCCGCCGACCGGTGGATAGACGATTGGATCGAAGAACCCGAGATGACTGGTCGCGCATACGATGCGGAAGGCGCCGCCGTCTGGCGTCGACTCCGGTTGGATCGCGCCGCTCGTGTTGTCGCGCTTGCGCAGCGTTGAGAAGCCGTAGCTCGGCGCCGGCAACGCACCACCGTTCACCTCGAACTGGAGCGAGGGCCACATCTCGAAGACGCCGGCAGCAGCAGCCACCGGATAACTCGGTGCAGCGACGCTGTCCAGTTGCCCCATCACTCCACCGCCAAGATCGACGCTCGGAAGATTGACCGAGAAGCCGGCCACAGCACCGGCAACCGATGCAAGGAGAGCGGCGATCGTGAGCTTTCTAAGTCCGAGCATCAGAATCCCCGAGAGACGAAACCTTGGAGCGCGCAGCCGATCGCGGCGACACTCGTGCTTGGGTTGTTGCACCATGGGTGCATGTACACCTCTGGATCGGACACCAGCGTCCAGGTGTACTGAAGTTCCCAACTGATGCCGCCGTCCTCCGACGTGTCGAAGTGAACCTCACCAGACGGCATGTCTCGGCGGATGCGCACGCGGCAAAGCGACGACGGGCTCGAGAACGTGTACAGCGACCCAACCGCCGTGCCGTCTTGGAACGGGCGTGCCGTGCCATTGGTGACGCGGACCGAGTGGTCCATCTCGTTGAGCGTCTGCCCGGCCGACGTGTTCATCTTCAGCGCGATGGAGCGGACCGCCGCATCGGTGTCGGCAACCTGCATCTCCACCCAGCCGCTTGTCTCCAGCTTGGCCTGATGCGCAGAACTGCCGAACGTCGCCTGCGTTAGCGGGTGGCACTGCGTGGTGCCGCCGCTGCCCGAGTACACGAACCCGCCAGCACCGCTTGTCAGTACGGTGAACGTCGTCACCAGCGTTGCAGCCGTTGCCGGCACCGGGAACCCGTTGGCGACCGTCACCGCAGAGAAGCTGGGGGCGAGGTTGCCGGCGTAGTCCTTCACCCGCAGCGAGTCCGTGGCCGATTGCGTGTAGGCAATCGTTGGCAGATCGCCTGGAACGAAGTTGCTAGACACCTTGACCTTGACCGTGTTGTCAGCCGCAGTGGCTGACAGGACCGTCTTGGCCGTGGCTACAGTGCCGGCGACGACGAACTGCGCCGCACCAAGCGCGTTGGTGGATAGCACCTTGTTGTAGGTGATGAGCACCTCATCCGGCGCTGCGATGAGGATCTGCACACCATGGCGCCGCGGTGCGGTGGTGTCGAGCGCCAAGCCAACGACGCGCGGGGTCAGCGTGGCGCCATCGTCTGCGGCCTGCACCGTGTATTCGTAGTAGGAGGCGCCGGCCGCGCTCTGTGCGCCAGCAATGTCCACTCCGTTGCGCTGAATGAAAATCTGGCCGTGATAGCCCACCGGCAGCACGACGCGCAGAACCTGCCCAACGAAATACGGCGTTGGCGCATTCCTGCGCTGTGCTCTACGGGCTGTAGCGATCACGGACAGCATCGTTCATCCTCAGCAGGAGAACAGGAAGAACGCCGGAGCGGCGCTGGCTACGTCTACCGTTGCATCGCCGAGCTCGGCGTTGTCCAGGTTCATGACGGCCGTGGCGTTGCCACCCAAGAGCAGGCCCGGCTTGCCGGTCGTCAGGTCGGTCTGCCCCGTGTAGGTGCCGATGAGCGAGCGGTTCTTGTAGAGCCGCAGCGTGGTTCCGATTGCCGACAGCAGCACCTCATCCCCGTTTGTCCACGGGGTGGTCGTCAGCGTCGCGATGGTCGTTGACGTGCCGTTGACCATCTTGAAAACGACGGTCGTGTGGTTGCTTCCGCTGGGCGCGTCGTCCAGGATGTAGACGCCATAGAAGTCAGCCGCCGTGTCGGTATCGGCGGAGCATCGGACAACAACGCCAGTGAGGAACGCATCCCCGTTGAACGCCATTCCACCCACCGTCGCCTCGGCATACTGGTCGTCCGAGAACGTTCCAGCGCCAGCCCATCTGACAACTTGGTAGTGGGCGACGCCACCAGACTTGCCGACGACGACGTTCGATAGGATCTGCGGCGGCGTCGCATCCCACGAGAGCTCGCGGATGTGCGTCCAGTTCGACCCGATGTTGCCGTTGGCTCTGTTGAAGTCGTCGGTGGCTATTGAGGTGAATGCCATGGGATTCCTTTACGCGAGCTTGAACAGCGCGACTTGTGTCGTGGAGTCCGACACCCACAAGTGCAGGCCGAGTTCCTCGCTGTAGGCGTGCTGGCTGTACTGCGGCACCGGCACGGCCGGACCCTTCACACCATCAGGTAGACCTGAGCCGCCGATCGTTCGCGAGCCCTTGGTGTACTGGCCTCCAGTGCCAAGCGATCGGTCGTTCGGTGGCGTCAGGGTGTTCACGACATCGCCCGTCCACCCCGGCTTTTGGACGAAGAATCCGTTGTCCTCGTCCCACTCGAACCGCGCCTGACCGTCGTTTACGGCAAAGGATCCAGTCGAGCTGATGAACGCTGGCGGAGTCGTCGGATTCAGCGTGTCCCACTCCCACACGTTGCCCAGCGTGTCGTGCCACAGGATCAGGCGACGCTTAGTGAATGGGAATGCCTTGATGTATGCGCCGCTGGCAGGGCCGGCAGGGAAGCCGAACGTGACAGACGAGTAGGTCTTCGTCCCGGCGTGCGCGTAATGCACGACATTGCGGCCCCAGAACGAGTCGTGCCCGAAGTAGACGCGGTTCGTGTTCCTGTCATGCACCGCCCAGCCTTCGACTTGGGCGTTATCACCAGCGGTGCCAGTGATGAAGCGCGTCCACAGGGCCGTTTCCAGGTCCTGCTTGTGCATGGTCGAGACGCCGAACGACTCATTGCATGTCGCGCCGCGCGTACACCAGAGCAGAGAACCTTGATTGCCCTCCTGGAGCGCGATGATGGAGCCGTACGTGTGGCCCAGCACCGGCATCTGGCCCGAAGTTGCGTTGGACTTTTCGTAGTACGGGCTGCCGTTGGAGTCTGCGATTTCGTTGGCTGTCGGCGCCGAATTCGTGGCCGCGTCCACGCCGTTGGCATTGACCTTCGCGACCCATGTGGCGGCCGTCGAAACGGCACCATCGAGCGGGAATATCGCGGAGTCGTAGAGGTACTCGTTGTTGTGGCCGCCTGTCGGCCCCATCACGTAGGCGCCAGCACGGCCGTACCAAGGCACATAAGTTCCGCCGGAGTACGAGCCAAACGTCGAGTTGTCGAACGTCCCATCCGTCATGCCAGACGGCTTCACCGCACGCATGGTGTTCGTACCGATGAGGATCGACTCGTTGGCCGGCACGGTGTACAGGGACACGCGAGCGTTGCGGGGGGCTACGGCAAAGCTCAGGTACTGTGTAAGCCCCGTTGCCACGGTGCTCCAGTTCGTCGCGCCAGTGAGGCGTGTCCAGGCTGCGCGGGCGCCCGGCGCTTGGTGATCGACAGCGTAAGCAATCGCCGGGACTAGGTTCCCCCAATAACTATCTGCGCCACCATTGCTGCTCGCAATATTGCCTTCTATCAGGGTGTTGCTGACTGTCGTATTCAGCCCGCCGAAGGACTGGTTGTAAATCTCGCCCCAACTCTGGTACCACGTTGCCCCAGTGTTATCTGTCGCGGCCTTGATCCCGTACTGGGCAGCCCGATAGAACGGGTATTCACTGCTGCGGCCGGCGGCGCCCAATCTGCCGACAATGAACCTGTACATCCAATCGCGGACGGTGACGATGGTGGACATATCGGAAAGGAACTTGAGCTCCGACAGCCAGCCATTCACTGAAATCCAGAAGTCAACCTGCCATGGAGGAATAGATCCGGTGCCAGTCCAGGCACCGTAATTGTTCACGTCATACAGGTTCCCGCTCCACGCCTTGCTGGCACCGCTCTCGCTAACTGTCTTGAATGACGTGTAGTTGGAATTCACCCATGTGCCGAAATCAGTGCCTGGCGTATTGGTGCCCTTCATCGAGTCTGGGCAAACTGATGCGTACAGTCCTGCTGAACGGAGCATCCATGCCACTCCGCGAAGTTGGTCGCCAATAATTCGATCGGTTCCAGTTCCATTACTGGAGTCTTCCACCAGGAAGCACATGCCAGCAGTTTTCGCGCAGTTTTCCAGGTGAACGCCGTCACCCGTTAGCATGAATGCCGTGTATCCAGTCTGAGGATGGTGAGCGTGGTCCCAACTGTTGGTTCCGGCGCCGACTGCCGTTACGCCACCGGCCCCAGGCCCGTCCACAGTCCATGTGCCAAAGTGACCAGTACCGGTAATCTTCGGTGGAGTTTGTTTGGCTGCTTTTGTCCTGAAACACACCGGGAAGGCGTTAATGGATAGAGACCCAACCACCATGGCCGTAAAGGCACGTGAGTCCCCCGTTGTGAGGTAGCACATATCCCAGTGAGGGATCAGGCCGATTCCGGGCGTGTCCCCCGTGCCGCCCATGTCGGCCTTGATCGGGCCGTTGTTCATCTGGACGTAGGTCTGATCCAGGTCCGCAAGAGTCGCTTCGGTCGCCGCGCCATGCCCAGCGTTCGGGAACAGCTTGGTCTCGCGCTGATAGGCAACAGCGTGCAACTTGGTCAGTTGCGGGTCGCCGCCGATCCAGCCTTCGGCGTAGTAGCCGGTGTGGCCGTAGTGCGTGACCGCACTATTGAAGACTGTGACCCCGCCAATGGTGATCGTTGGCGTGTATGAGCGCGTCGTATTCGTCCACACCGCACCAGCGCCGTCGTCGAGAAAGCCGTTCTCGACCATCACGCCGACGTGTTTTCGCCCCTCAGCCCAGAGCTTGACGTACCAAGTTACGTGGATGTCAGAGCCGACATCGGCGCGATACCACGCCTCGATCATCTGCGGGCCAGCAACTAGCACAACATCTGGCGCGCCGGCCGCAAGGCGCGTCGCAAGACTTGCTGATCCGAACGCGGCACAGTCCACCACCGATGTGGGCGCCGCTGCCACGATGTCCGCATGAGCCAGCGCCGTGCCGCTCGGTGGCGTCCCGTTGTTGACGTTGACCGTCAGCGTGGTGTTCTGCGTGGCCGACCACTGCCCGGAAACGATGACGTGCTTTGCCGAGCCGCCCGGCCATGTCGAGATGATCTTTGCCTGATACGCATTGCCGGGCAGATCGGTGCTGACGGTCGTCGCGTCGCCCTCCTTCAGACCAAAGGCGATGGAGAACGGCTGCTGCCCGCTCGTTGCGGCGCTCTTGAGCGTGAACGACGTAAGCCCGGTGCCGCCCCCGCCACCACCACCGCCGCCGGACGACACTACCCGGCGCTTCTGCCGCATCGGCAAGAGCGAGCCGAGAATCATCACGGCCTCATCGTGCCGATTAGATAGACCTTAAGTCCAGCCCCCGCTACCGTGCTGCCGACCTGATCGATGTCGATCGTGATTTCGGCGTCATCGGCCAGCGCGGTATCGGTGATACCGGCCGCGGTCGCTGCGGTGGTGCTGGTCTTCTCGGTCGCGTCGATCGACAACTTGTTAGTCGTCATGATCGTGGAGCCACCCTCGTTGATGTCCACAATGATGGTCGCTCCCGTCGGCGCAGTCGTCACGCTGGCACGAACAGCCGTCAGCGTCATCGCGTACGGCATGCGGAAGGTGACCTTCGCCGTGCCGGTGGTCAGAGCCGTTGTCTCATCGCCTACGGCAACGGCTAGCACCGTCTTCTGAACAAGCGGCAGACCACTCGCGCGGGAGTAGTTGGTGACACGCCAGTTGCCGGAGCCCGACGACGTAGCCCAGAACACATCGTCAGCCGCCGCTGTGATGTCGGCCCCGCCTGGGAGGTTCAGGCTCGTCGCGTTGTGCGTCAGCGTGAAGGCGCCAGTGGCAATCGCGTACTTGGTGATGCCAGCCGATACGGTATCGAACGCCGTGATCGTGGATGTGCCACTGATCGAAATCTTCGAGCCGGCAAGTCCACCAATGTTGGTCGTCGCCGACGAGGCAATCGCGCTCGTGGCGCCAAGGTCAAGCGGCAGAGCCCACGCTGGGTTAGCGCCGGATCCGCCGCTCTGGAGGTAATACTTGCTGGACGCCGCAGCAGCAAGTCGCGTCCACGTCGTGGCGTTGCGATACAGGACATCGCCTTGAGACGCGCCCGTGAACGCATCGACGGACCAAACCGTGCCGGAGCTCGAAACGGTGATGTCGCCCTTGTCGCCATCGCTGACAGCACCACCAGCACCGTCATTCAGCAGATGCCAAACCGCCGCGCCAGCGGCGCTGCTCTCGCACTTGTAGACCGTATTGGCGGTTGTATTGAGCCACTCCGAGCCGGGGCCGAAACCGTCTGCAATGTCGTCGTTGACTGTCGGTGCCGAAGTGGCGTCGTACTTGCTCAGGTACCCGCCATCGCCATACAGGTTGTACGCCGAACCATCGTAGCGGAACGTTAGGTGCAGCTTGCCGCTGGCTTGAATCACCACCACATGCGCCGCAGTGGTCCCGGTCGTCATGTTGAAACATGACGGCATCGTCAGTTGATGCGGCACGGTGTCCGTATTCGTGACGATGAGCTGAAACCACGTATTGGCCGTAGCCGGCGTGCCGCTGAACGTGAAGGTCGAGTCGGCTGAGATGCTCTTGGTGTTGACGACCTTGGTTGTGTCGATCGCCAGCGCGCCCATTGCGTTGGCCGTCAGAACCTCGGCGCCGTCCTGGGTCGTGATGCCGGAGAAGGTGGGCGTCGTGACAGTCGGCGAGGTGGCGAAGACAGCCGCGCCAGTCCCCGTCTCATCGGTCAGCGCAGAACGCAGGTTCGCGCTTGAAGGCGTCGCAAGGAACGTCGCCACGCCAGCACCAAGCCCGGATACGCCGGTCGAAATCGGCAGGCCCGTCGCGTTCGTCAGGGTCGCAGCCGACGGTGTGCCGAGGTTCGGCGTCGTCAGGGTCGGCGAGGTCGCGAACACCGCCGCGCCGGAGCCGGTCTCATCCGTCAGGGCCGCAGCGAGGTTGGCGCTCGACGGGGTGGCGAGGAAGGCGGCAACGTTGGTGCCAAGGCCCGACACACCAGTCGAGACAGGCAAGCCGGTGCAGTTCGTCAGTGTGCCGCTGGTCGGCGTGCCAAGAACCGGTGTGACGAGCGTCGGTGACGTGGCGAAAACCGCAGCGCCCGTACCCGTCTCGTCGGTCAGTGCCGTGCGAAGGTTGGCACTTGATGGCGTCGCGAGGAACGCGGCCACACCAGTTCCGAGCCCACCAACCCCGGTGCTGATCGGCAGCCCCGTGCAGTTCGTGAGAGTGCCGGCCGCAGGGGTGCCGATGTCGGGAGCCACGAGCGCCGGGCCAGTCGCCCGGACAAGGCCACCGCTGCCGGTCGATGCAGCGCCACCCAGTGTGTCCACCATCGCCGCGACCGTGGCGTCATCCAGCACCGTGGCCGCAGCAGCCGTGATACCGTGGGTGCCAGAGGTAACGCCAGCATGGGCCGCAACAGCGCCGGCCGCCTCGAAGTGCGTCGTGCCCAGCGCGTTGACGAACTGGGTGCCGTTGTGACGGATGACGTGGCCGGATGCCGGGGTCGTGATCGCCACATCCGCCAGGTCGTCGAGG